CGCTGATGAGGCCGGCCGCGATCAGCTGGTCACGCAGGTCGCACAGGCCCGCGGCAATGTCCGCCGGGGTGGTGGCGCCGGCGGTAAGCGCACCGGCGACCGTCGCTGCGGGACGCGTGATCGGCGTCGCGCCAAAGAAGCCGACCTTGTCGGTAGCCGACTGGCCGAGGATCTGGCCGTCATCATTGCCGTCGGAAAGCTGACGTGCAGTCATTTTCGATGTTCCTTGTCGATTGAGAAATGAGGAAGGGCGCCGGCTCGGCCGACGCCCGTGACCGTTACGTGCTACCCGAGAACCGCACGGCGAGGCGCGGATCAATGCATTTGCGGCCGTACATGAAGTCGAGGCGCCACTTCTCGACGTTGTTGATGCCGTCGTAGACGGGCACCAGGCGGATCGAGAGGCCCTTGTAGGACTCGCGTGCACCACGGTCGCCAACCGCCTGCGGCATTTCCATCGGCACCGACGCCAGCGCGAAGGCGCCCTTCGAGAACAGCACGTTCTGGCGGTAGGTATTCGTCGCCAGCGGGCCGAGCAGCGAGATCGTCTTGCCGTCGAAGTTGCCCGAATACGTCACCGTCTGGTGCGGACCCGAAGTGATGATCGGCGGGGAGATGTCGAAGTCGGTGTTGTTCGCCGCGTTGGCGTTGGTGGTCGTATCGTCCAGTACGACGAACTGCTGGAGAATGCCCGTCGACTGCTTGGTGCGCGGATTGACCATGTAGACGCCATCGATGGTGAACACCTGGCCGGCCTTGAGCGCCTTGCTCGTCGCCCAGCCATCGGTCAGGAGAGTCTGCTTCCAGGTGTTCTTCACGCTGTCGTAGGTCACTTCCTGCGCATTGCCATCGGTCAGCGGCGTGGTGTTGGTCGCGTCGCCATAGTCCTGCGCGGGAACGACCTGCGACCACGAGGTGGTCACGCCCGCCAGCTCGCCCAGGGCGCCATCACGCAGAGCACCGCGCGCATCCGACTGGATGTAGATGCCGCTCAGCGAGCCGACCATGCGGGCATGGTCGGTGGGGTTGAAGATGGCCGACCGGCCATCCTGCGGGAGCGCCATGTGGTTCGCCCGCTCGATGGCCAGCATGAAATCGGCAAAGCTATCGACGACAGTGTTGGGCGTGCCGACGTAGTTGTAGACCTGCGGCAGGAACTGCTGCATGCAGTCGAGTGCGACGCCGTTGACGATGGTCGACATGGCCGATTTCAGGAAGCGCTCGTCGAACTGGTCGATGCTGAGCGTCATGTCCTTGTTCGAGAACTCGAGATCGACGCCGACGACCTGATCGACCTTCAACTCGACCTTGCCCTCGATGGACTGCTGCGTGTTCATCACCTCGCCGGTGCGCAGCGTGTAGTCGACGGGGCGGCGGATCGAGATCGTGTCGCCCTTCTTGTAGCCATTCACCTTCTGGGTGAACTCGTCCTCATAGGCGCGGTGAAAGAGGCTGAGGACGCCAAGCTCGTTCTCGAGGCGGGCAAGCGCGCGCTTCGCGATGACATTGGCAGTGAGTACGGTGCTCATTGTTCAGTTTCCTTCTGGCCGGACACGCCGGCGCTGGGCCTTGCCGTCGTCACGACGGGGAAAGGCTGGATGCGGTTAAGCCCGCTGGCGGACCTTTTCCTTGCGGATGGCCTCCGCATGGTCGGAGACGGACATGTCCCGGACGCTCTTGCGCCCTGCGGGAGAGGTGCCGCCGCTGACAGTCTTGAGGGGCTGGGTCTCGCTCTCCGACCTGGCGGTCCTGCGAGCTGCCGTCTTCTTGAGAAGCTGTTCGCCCAGATGCGCGCGGTGCAGGAGCTTGTAGAACGTCGGCGACCAGTTCTTCTTGATCGTCGCCTCGTCTATGCCCTGCTCGCTCGCATACGCGATGAGCGTATCGATCTGCTTCTGGCTGAAGCCGGGGATGTTCTTCTGCCCGAATTCGGTGGTTGCCGTGACGCGCTTGGCAAGTTCTTGCTGCGCGGCGTCGGTCCTCGCCTTTTCGAATTCGCCGACTTTCCCCTCCAGGGCGGCCTTCCTGTCCTTGAGCAACTGGAACTGCGTCCAGTGGTCCTCGGTCTCGATGGGATTGGCACGCCGATGTGCGGCCCAATCCTCCGGGGTGAGCTTGGCATATTCCTCCAGCAGCTTGCCCACGCCGCGGAGTTCGGAGCGTTGCTCCAGTTCCTCGTCCGTCGCCTTGAAGCGTTCCTCGATCTGGCTTTCGCGCGTGTCGAGTGCTTTGGCCCGGGCGGAAACGTCCTGGGTCTTCTTGGTGTAGTCGCCGCGCATGGATTCCACGGCGCTCTTCAGGCTTTTGGGGACCTGATACTTCTTGAAGCCGAACTCAAGCTCATCGAGCTCGCCGTCGTCTTCATCCTCCTGGCCGGCGCCGGCGATCTCATCCGCAATCTCGGGATCGATCTCGTCGACGTTGATCTCGTCCTGCTGCGTCTCGGCGCTTGCTGTGTCCAGTGCGACGTCGTCAGCCTCGGCTTCATCGGCCATGGCGGTTCACTCCTTCGGGGGTTGGTGAGCTGGTGTCAGCCGACGAATGCCGGCGGAACGGATGCGGTCGGTCGCGCAATATCGGCGGCGACCTTCATGCGGTCGGTTTCGGCCTCGAACTGGCCGGTCTTGGCCTTCATGAGGTCGATGGACTTGTCGGCCTTGAGGCCTTCGACCTCTTTGGTCAGCGCCTCGATCATCTGCTGACCCTTCTGGATGAACTCCTTGAGCTGGGGCGGCAGGCCACCGTCCTCGCCCAGGGCCTGCGCCGGCACCATGCGCTTCAATCGCTCGGCGATCTCGTCGGCACCGGGCCAATCCAGCTTCTTGGCAAGCAGGTCACCAATGAGCGGCGCGACCTGCGGGTAGACGCGGACCAGTTCCATCATCTCGGCCGCGGCTTCCTGGCGCCGCGTGGTGTAGCTCGGGCCGGACGACACGGTGACATCGTACTTGCCCACCGTCAGGTCATGCATCGCCATCGCCGGTCGCTGCATCGGCTCCCCATCGGCGCCGACTGCCTGCTCCATCACCGGGGCGCCCGTCTCGGGGTTGGTCTTGGGGAACGGCCGATTGATCGGCACCGACCGCTCTGTGCCGTCCTCGCCGCGCACCCGCACCACGCGGGCGGTGTCGTAGAAGTGCGGCAAGAGATCGATCAGCACGCGCCCCGTGTGGCGAATGCCGCGGACCTGATTGTCACTGAAATGGAAGGACGACACATCGCCCTCGCGCTGCCGAGCAAGGATGGCCCGGCCGCTGATTTCATTGCTGCGCGCCCCAAGTGAGGCATCGTGCAGGCCGGTCACCGCCTTGATGGTATCGTGGGCGCTGAGCGCCTGCTGGATCGAGCCGACTGCCGTGCCGACATCCAGCGGCTGGCGCTGCGGCGCGATCTGTCCCCCATAGCGCAGGAAGGGATGGCTCTTGCGATTGACTGTCGCCCACATCTCCGTGTCGACGTTGAAGGCGTCGGTCGGGCCGATATAGGGCGTGCGCGGCGCCAGCGCCACCAGCTCGGTGGCATTTGTCATCCAGTAGTCGTGCAGCCGCGACGGGTCGAGCGCATCATGGATGAGCGAGCGCCGGAAGACCTTGCCCTTGATGTCGAATTCGTCGCCGTAGACCGGAATGATCGGGATAAAGCGGCCCGGCCAGTCTCGGGTTTCCAGCACCTCGGCTCCGGTCAGGAAGTGCTGCTTCACCTCCCACGATTTGGCGACACGCTCGCGATAAACTTCGAACGAGCCGGCAGCAACCAGCGCTTGCCATTCCTCGCTGGCCTCGAATTCTGCCTTGCCAATCACAAGCGGCGGCTCGGCCGGATCGGCGCCGGGGACGCGCGCGGGACCGACAAGCAGGATGGGCCGCTCGACCTCGTCGCGCCGCCACCACTCACCGACCGTAAGGCCGTCCGCATCTCGCCAGGAAGCCCCCGACCAGGCGCTGTCGTCGTCGAAACTGGCGCTGAACTTGCCCTTCCACTGCCTCTCGAACTTCGCCCGGGACATGTGGTCGGTAACAAACGCCGTGTTCCAGTCGGACGAATCCGCCGCTTGGCTGTCGGGATCGCCATAGACCGAGAACGGATTACGCACCCGCACGATCTTGAGGTCCATGTCGAAGCTGTCGTCATGGGCATAGTCGGCGGTGACGCGCCAGTACCCGAACCCGTTGGAGGCGGCGCATTCGATGCCGGTATCGTAAGCGACATCGGCGTCCGAGTTGTACTCGATGCCGCGGATCAGGTCGCCCAGCAACTCGGCCGTCTCGGGGTCGGCCTTGTCGTCGACCGGCATGACCTTGATCGAGGGCTTGGCCTGCCGCGCATCGTTGATGACCTGGCGCAGGAAGGCCGGCAGCAGATTGACCGTAATCACCGGCCGCCCCTCGTCGAGGCGCTCCTTGGCGACATCGTCGGGCCAGTGCTTGCCCTCGCGGGCGAATACCAGATCCTCGAGGCCAGTCTCGCGATTGTGGTTGTCCGCCTCGCTGATGCGGTCGAACTCCTCCATCGCTTCCTTGTGCAGATCGTCGGCCATCATCCCATCCACGAAGTGGCGCCGCCACGGCCGCGCGGATCGCGGAACGTCGAGCTCGCCACCGGCTCGGCAAAGGTCAGCGCCACCGCATCCCACTCGTCGGGGGAGCGCAGCTTTCTCACTTCGCGCATGTGTTC